GCCTTTGATAAAATGTTAGACCCACCACGATAAAGATCACCAAGAGAAATTGCTGACGAACCGCCAACAAATTCAGTCCTTAGATCACTAAACGATACTGCACCACTCGCTGCTATAGCCATTATGGAGTTCCGTATGCTGTTATATTGTCTTTGGCGATTACAGCACCAGCCGTTGTAATCTTAAATACTTCAGTAGTTGTACCGCCAGAGGTATATCTGAAAACCATGTCAGAGCCATCCAATGCTGCATCCCAGCCAGAAGGGAATGCTGCCACATTATCTAAGTTTGCGGCTTGAACATCACCATTATTATCAATAAGGTCAGCCATTTTTAGAGCTTTAGTTGTTGCCATTATGGACTCCCGTAAGCTGTAATATTATCAGCAGATGTTACAGCCCCATTTGAGGCTAGTTTGAATACTGTCGTGCCGTTGTATTTGAAATCCAAATCATTGCCGTCTAAGACAATTGTCCACTTGCTACTGCCAAACGCTATACTGCTTGAACCTAACGCAACATTACCACTGCCATCTACTGAAAGATTATCATGGTTTGATATGCCCAGGCTAGATAAGCTTGGCGTAGACACAGTACCGAAAGATAACTGACCTGAACCATCTGTCTTTAGAAACTGTCCGTTTGATCCGTCTGCCTGTGGATAGTTTAATCCATCAAGAACCACAGAGCCAGAACCATTAGGAGTGATGTTAATATCGCGGTTGCTGACAGAAACAATACTATTCGTTCCAACATCGAGCGACCCTCCCAACACAGGTGTTGTGTCCTCAACAACATTGGCAAGCAAACTACCAGCCGTAAATGCGCCTTGCTGCCACGCTGATCCATCCCAGACATTTAGCTTGTTGTTTGAGCTATTCCAATAAATCGCACCAGTAACAAGCGCATTACCATCGTTGTCTGTTGAAGGAGCCGACGACTTTGCCCCAAGGTATCTATCATCCAGAGAATCGAATGCTGCTTCAGCCGCAGTTTGCGCTGCTTCCGATGCGGTCTTTGCAGTTTCACTAGCAGTCTTCGCAGTTTCACTAGCCGTCTTTGCTGTCTCAGCAGCAGTTTGAGCTGTCTCTGCCGCAGTTTTAGCTGTTGTTGCTTCAGATGCTTTTGTTGTCGCAGTGTTAGCGTGACCTTGAGCCGTAGTAACAAGAGCATTCAGTGAGTTTTCTTGTGTCGTACTTACTTTAGTAAATACTTCAACATAGAGTATGTCGCCAGCCGTAGCACCAGCATTTAGAACTACATTGTTACCAGATATATGATAGTCGTTTGTTGATCCGTTAGCACCCTCGACTAAACGAATACCATTTTTGAACACAAGCGTATTGCCATTCGCATAGATTGACATAGTTTGGCTTGCATCATCAGTCGTAAAAGTCGTTTGATTGCTTGTAGCTGTAAACACATGCGTTGATGTCAGGCCTTGCAGATACGCACCAGCAATCTGGAATGACGATCCTACATAAACTTTTAGCTGGCTGTTTGTTGTATCGTACCACAAATCACCATCACTAGGAGATGCTGGCGCAGATGACCCAGCCGTGAACAAATCGTTAAATGAATTTACAGCAGTCAGCGTACTAGCCACAGTGTTTACATTAGCTATAGAACCTGCGACAGAACTTATATTGCTATTAGCACCAGCAACAGTATTGATATTGCCTATGTTACTGGCAACCACAGAAAAGTTACTTGTCACAGTGGTTATGCTGTTGCCCATAGCGTTGCCGTGAACAGTACAATAATATAGTAAGCCGCTAGATGGCGCAGCCGCATCCACCACAATCGTTGTTTTTGCGCCAGCCTGACCTGGTGTGCCAGTGCTAGTAACTCCTGTCGTATAAGAACTGCTGCCGTTTTTGAAAGCTAATGGATGACCAGCATTGCTAGAATCAGACTGATCAAATATATATGTGTTACCACGATCTAACTGAATTGCTGGATTGTTACTACCATCCAGAACAAATACGTTCGAGCCGCCAACACTCGCTACCGTTACAGCATATGTTGTCGTTGCAGATAAAGCGTTAGCCAATGTAGTAACATCAGAGCTTATGCCAGCTACAGTCGTTACATTGCCATGAATTCCGGCTACAGTAGTAACGTTAGCCTGTACACCAGCTACAGTTGTAACATTTGCTTGGATACCGGCTACAGTGGTGACGTTAGCTTGTATTCCCGCAACAGTGGTCACATCGCTGCTAATTCCTCCGACTGTATTAACGTTGCTAATATTTCCTGCGACTGTATTTATATTGCTTGCATTACTTACAGCCGAGTTAATATTTGAAGCGTTGCTCACAGCAGAGTTAATGTTACTAGCATTACTTGCAACAGAATTAATATTAGAAGAATTACTAGCAACAGCATTTATGTTCGTAGCATTGCCAGCTACGGATGTCACATTAGCTTGTATCCCTGCAACCGTTGTTATGTTGCTGGCTATACCAGCGGCAGTTGTAACGTTAGCTTTGATTGCGGCAAGCCCAGATATAGCATCTGTAGCTGTAGTTCCATCTTCAATGTCAGCTAATGCAGCTATATCCGCTGCCATAGCATTTACAGTAGTAATGCCAGATATAGTTGGTCCCGCTTCAACAGCACCGCTGCTAGCATTAAAAGCCAAGGTTTTGCCTTTACGATTATCAACGTTAGGCAATGTAAGAGTTGTCGTAGTATCTGAGTCGGGCAAAGACAACGTTCTTGTAATCGCTGTCTCAAGCTCCTGTTCGATTGCAATAATGCGATCAAGCTCAGTATTCAGTGAAGATATGTTAAATGGCCCAGATGTAGGAAAGTCCGTAGTTCTGGAAACAGCTATATCTCTAAATATAGTAAACTTTGTACCAGAGGCGTATGTGTCTCCTAGTGTTATATTGCCACCAGAAAAACCATCGTCTACAGCAGTACCATTAACAGCAAAGGTTCCAGTACCAGATCCTCTAGTTAATGTTGTATCTACACCAGCAGCACTTGTAACAATTACATTGATGTCATCCAGACTAAAGAATGGAAAATCAATTGTAAGCTGAGTAGATCCAGCAGTAACCGCTTGGGTGTACTGAACTCTTGCATCATTATCCGCTATTGATATAGTTGCCATAATAACCTCTTATACATTTCATAGGCTTTACTGTAAATTCACATTTACTTTGTGCCATACACGACATCATAAAATGGATCCATAACAGGATGATTTGATAATGGGGTAACAAATCTTGCTGTTTTTGCAGTTCCTTTATCTACTTGACCAGTTAAAATGTCAGTGGCTATCGAACCAAAGTTAGACACTGTGCCACCAGTCGGACCTAACACAGCATTCATTTTTGCACCAAATGGCATATAACGAGGCTCTTCTACCAAAGAACGTAAACCTAATCTGTTGTGGCTCAGTTTTTCTACAGCATTATTAACATCCATAAAAAATCCTGTGATACCGCTTCTGTCTACAGCATTTACGAGTTTCTGTTGAAATGTCTCTGGACGATCAATTCCATATTGGCTTCTTTTAATTTCATTAACAAGAAAGCCCATTCCAACAAGAAGCACAGCTCCTTGCATAAAAGCACCATCTCTTTCCTGCAAACCAGATATAACCATTCTTTGAGTTGCAGACTGACCAAAAGATTTGAACTGAGTAAGCATCGATCCAAGCTCAGTAGATGTCCACAAAGCTCTATCACCAGCCCCAGGAGTGATGATTATACGATCAACGTTTTGGTTAAGAGCATTTCTAAACTTTAACCTCATAGTTACATCATTCCAATCATCTGTGTTAGGCAACCACTCTCCATCAATCTTTTCACCACGTTTTTTTATGAGAGCTTGCATTCTCATATGCGAAGATTCGTCTATACCATTCTTTAAGAATTTTTCTTTATCTGCTTTTGATAAAGTTTTCCAAGGCTTCATAATTCCTTCTGTCATACGAAGCATAGTTACATTGCCAGCTATTTCTTTTAATACTTGGTTCCAAGCATTTAGACCATTGACCATAAACATGGCATTTGCACCAGAAGTAAGAATACGCTCAAAAGCCAGTCTGTTACCAAACATATCGCCAGTATCAGCGAAAGAATGCGCTCTTAATCCTAAGACAGCATCTACTGCAACAGCAGCCTTTCTCAGTTCTGATTTAGATAGTTTTTGTACAGCCCTTGATTGATTTCTAAAATGAACCTTTAATATTTTACCAAAAGAATTATTAAAACCTTCAACCATAGTTATTCTTACAATATCAGGAACAGAAGAAACCATAGCTCCACCCATTCCAACAATTACGTTAAATGATTTCATGGCTCTTATAAATCTGCTGCTTAACTGATGAGGGTCTTTGGACGCTCCGTAAGTACCTCTAAGCCTGTCTCTTAAACCCCTAATATCACGAAGATCATTCTGTAAGGCTTGACGAAGCTCCGTCTTTCTTTCCTGACCAGTAGCCTTTGAAATTAAGTCATCATATTCTTTTGTGACATCATCGATCACACCTTTCATATCAAAGCTACCAAATGCTCTGGTAAGCTCAATATCAGTACCCATAGTTCGGGTATGATGCCTTAATATTGTCTCTATATCTCTTTCTAAAAAATCCTCAATAAGCTCGTCTGGTATTTCAAAACTTCTCATACGAACGCTGCTGGGACTTAACATAAAATCAAGGTCGTCAGTTTCAGGCAAAAGATATGGTCTGCCTTTTGTAACAGAATCCATAATCTCATCTGCATATTTAGAAGCAGCTTTCGGAGTCATTCTTTTGGTTTGCATAGCCCAATCTCTTACTATCAAAGCAAATCGATTTGGGTTATCCATTATCTTGTCTATACGGTAAATTCTTGGCAAATAAGACTCAGCAGTATTCACACTGACGCCTTCACTTCGAACCCTATTAAGAGTGTTAGTTAATTCTTTAATCCTCATAGCAGAAGCGTCAGAGCCATCTGCTGTTTTCTTTGCAACCGCTAAAGCTTTTTCTATTTCCTTGGTAAACATACCAACTTCTTCAGCACCCTTTTTAATGCTGTCTAACTGTTTTCTTGCATTTTTAGCAGCGGCATTAACAAAAGGAGTAGCGACATCATCTATTGCGTCAACGTCACCTCTTACCATTGCTTTACCAACCCTGATCCTAAAATCAGTCTGGTTTAGATATTTTGCGCCTTTATCAAATCTATCTTTTGCAGCAAGGCCAGCTAAATAAACTCCACGTTTAATATCGCTATCTATCCAGTTCTTTTGTCTGTATTGCAAATATTGACCATCAATAGATCGTATCTGCCTTAAAAGCTGAGAATAATATTTGGTTCTTACTGTTGTCTCTACAGCATCAGCCATTGCAACTTCATCATCAACTCCTTTGGTCATTACCCCGCCCATATCGACCATTTCTTGAGGAAGTTTTTTTGCAATATAATTTTCACTTTTCATAAGTCTAAAGACAGGATTGTAGCCAAGTTTCTCAGCTTTGATGCCAGTTTCTTTTGCAGCATCCTGATACATCATTGCCCTCATTCCTTCTTGGCGTTTTTCTGGAGAAACGCTTGCACCCGCAGACCTGTAAATCTGTGGGCCGTCTACTTCTGCATCTAATTTGGCTTCTCTTTGCGCCGCTTTACCATAACGATATTTGGCTATAGTAGGTCCAGCAATGCTGTTTAATGTACCGCCTATTGCGCCAATAGAAGCTAATGTTACAGCAGTCTCAGCAAAAGGTTTTTCCTCTCTTGTAGCTTGCAAAATCAATTGTTCAGGAGCAATTACAGCAGTAGAGTATGCAGCACCGCTAATAAAACGTTGATGAGCATAGGCTTTGCCCATTCCTCTTAATGTAGCAAACGGCAATATTGTAGTAGGAGAAGCAAAAGCTGCTGTAAAACTAGCAACTTGAGAATCAGAGGAATTTAATATTGCAAGATTTTCCTGCTCTTCTTTTACTTTTTTTACTATTCTTCTTGTCTCAGCACGGCTACCACTATTAAGTGATCTCATTAATAAATGAATATCATCTTTAACAAGAGGGTCAGAAGCTACATCATACCCTTCTTCATCAGGTGTAGACGCAAGTAACCCTTGGACAAAATCAACCATACCAACAACAGGATTGTATTGGTTAAAAGCAGCATTCCATATTTTTGATGAATTTCTTTCAAAATAAACAGGATTTGCAGAATGAAATACGTTGTATCTAATGCCCTTATAAACCTCGTCTCTTGTATCCATAGACTCGGCAATTCTTTGGGAAAACGTTTTGTCTCTTAGTTCAACCATACATTACAAACCTAAAAGGTAATCAGCTTCACGATTACGCCTTGATGAATATTTGTCTCCAAAATTACGCAAGTTGTTTACAGCACCATCCCAGTCATTGCTTGTTATTTGTTTCCAGAAATTTGGAGTTTTTGACGCAAGATCACCATACTGAAATGCAACAGAAGCTATTACTGTAGCTTGGGATTTAGGCAAATCATCAAATGATGTATTTGTAGCTGACTCCCATTTTTTCTTTAACCTAGAAGTAGCTTCTCTTTTAGAAAAAGCATCTATAACAGAAGCTTGGCGTTCAGATATTTTAAGAGTATCTGCACATCTAACAGCTTCTTCTCCTTTTAAGCCAAGATAAGGAGTACAAATTTGAACAATGTCAGGTGGCAAACCTTCAAGATCTGACTCGCACCTTGCACCTAGATCAAATCCACTGGCAATAGTCACACCAGATTTTGAGTTTTCAGCATCAGGCACATAACCAGTGGTTTGTGTACCTTCCTGTTCCTTAATAAAATCCCAATCAATATTTGTCATTTTTTAAGTAAATCGCTTTCCAACAACCTTTTCATAGACATATTAGATATATTGTTATTTTCTAATTTATCTATATTTTTCAAATATTCATTAAAAGTGCTTTCAGTTGTCATATTAACTTCATCTGATGTCATAGATCGAAGCTGATTGTTTAGAAATAATCGAAGTATTTTAACATCATTATCATCAACCTTTTGGTCATATCTAGTGCCAGTATCACCTTCCATAGATCCGAATGGATAGGTCATTACTATAAATGGAACAGCATCTTCTCTCATAAATTTATGGAATTTTTCGACAATACCCAAATATCGTTTTTTACCATCAACACCGCTAAAAGTAGATGAATCTATAAAGTCACTGTCTTCACGGAGATCAGCTAATATTGACTCTTGAAAGGCTTTCAAAGCTACAGGCCTTGCAGAAGAAACATACTTAAAAAAATGCTTTAATGATGTGTTTTGCAGTCTATTCATCGCAGCACGCATCATCGCATTATCAATTGATAGCTCAAAGTTATAGGTAAAATCTTCTAAAACAGGGGTTCTTTGACCGTCTTCATCAACCCAAAGTATAGTCTGCCCCTGACCAAATCTATCATCTTTTGAAATTACCTCAAATTTACCATTTTCATTTTCAATTTCTTTTCTTATACGATCATCTATAGGATTTAGAGGATTAAGAACTTGCCTTTCAACCTCTCTAAAATAAGCACCTTTTATACCTCCACCATACCTAGGGTCTTCTACTAAAGCATCTTGAGCAGCAGATGGTATAGATGAAGCAACTTTACCAAACCAAGGATTTAGAACTAACTTAACATCACCATCAGAATCAACGTCTAAGCCTAATTTGTTGCTTAGTTCGTGCATAACAGATTGTGCTGCATTTATAACATTTTGTTCAGATTCATCCATATTATAAGCAGTTAGTTTATTCCTAACCATATCTTCAAAAAGCGTGGCAAGATTGTCATTATTTATCATTGCGTCACTTAGAGATAGATCCCCACTCACCTGATTTCTTTCTATAGCATCAATACCGTGATGAATTTCATCTAACTTATCTCCGTCTCCACCAAAAACCCAATGTCCTATCATACCCATAACACTATACTGAGAATACGCATCAAGCCATTCGGGGCGTGTATCGTCTAATACTTTACCTAAATTAGAAAGATTAGCTTCAGTTCTATTTGATTTGATGCTGTTAATCATATTGGCTTTATGTTCTCTGTATTTATCATAGCCAAGTTGAGTTGCAACCCAAACATCATATGAATCAATGCCACTTTGATGGAGTATGTGTTTAGCTATAGTACCTGCCTGACCTATTGTTGTATTAGTATTTTTAGCAATATCAGATTGTAACTCAAAAAGAATTACATTATGAAGATTCAAAGATGTAACAAAAGATTCTTCGCTTGCGGCAGCAGTAAAACCTTCTGTTAATAACTGCTGCGCTTCAGTTGGCAACATTTTATATTCTCTAGCAAACTTAACTACTTTCTTAAAATTTTGTTCAGCAATTAAAGAATCTGAATGATCAAAAATATTACCGTTTTCATCAGCTATTAAATTTGCGCTTACTTCATTTCTTACTGTTTCTTTCTGTTTAGGTGTTGCCACTCCTTTTTCAGCAGCAGCCATAGCTCTAATTTTTTCATCTTCTTTTTCGACATGCTTTTTGTACGCTGCAACATAACTATTGTATTTGCCTGTTAAATACTTTGTTGTAGGACCACCTTCAACATCCACAATACCATCAGTTGCAGCTTGTTTCATTATTCCTAACAAATCATTAGGGTGTATCTTAAAAGCATTAGGTCCACTCGTAAGAGTTGCTTCTTCAATTGCAATTGTAAAAGGAACTGATTTTTGTTTTATTCTAGTTTTAACAAGATTAGACAAAACAGTAGAGTATGGACCAAAGGTTTCTTCTGTAACTGCTTTCCGCATACCTTGTGCCTGAAGTAAAAACCCCTCTGCACCTTTTAAGTCGTTTTTTGCTAAAGCCATTTTTGCATTATTAAGATGACCTCTAAATATATTAGCATTTTCTTTTTTAACGTCGGTTTTCGCATCATTAATTGATTTTTGAATCCCAGTTTGTCTTGCTGCTAAAGCTCTTAAAAGAACTGCGCCACCACCTTCACTAATATCACCACTACTTATAAGATCCACAATTTCTTCTTCGCTTATAAGATCTTCTGGATTTGTGGTTAATATTTCTATCACCTCTTTATCTTTACGATCATTTTGAGCTTGGGTAGTAGCAACCTTACCAGCATCATCTCGCTCTTTCATTTTTTTAAGATAAGCTGTCATAGATTTAGACAAGCTAACAAGATTCTGTTCACTAAAAGTAAACCTTGAGTCCTTATCAAGATTTGATTCTCTGGTAGCTGCTTCAAAATCACCAATAAATCTCAAAGCATTTTCATACCCGCCGCCCATCTTTTCAGGCATCATATATATTTTTTCTACTTGAGCTTTAGCACCGCCTAACAGGACTTGTGTATGGCTTGCCTGTCTCATGGCTTCTACATCATTTATTGATTTTCCATTTAATCTTAGAACATCATAAAGCTCTTCTCTTTCTTGCTGCAAAGCTGCTATGGCATCTTCATGTGACTTTGCCTCCGGTGGAGCTGACCCTGGTCCGACAACAGCCAAAGTAGTAAGTTTGTCAGTTATATCTATTAAACGTTCACTAGCAGTGCCTATAGCATCTTCACGAACTTTTTTAATACGGCCAGCTCTCGCCTTAAATATATTTACTCCATATTCTTCTTCTACTTTGATCTTGGCTAATTCAAATAAATTAGGCTCTAGCTCAACTTGTAGTTTTTCTAATTCGCCTTTCATTCCACCAACAAGAACATCTGGATCTTCTGGATTTAATAAAAGCATTTCACCAGAATTTCTTTTTGCATCTATTGCAAGTTGTGCAAGATAACTATTAACAGCAGACTGCTTAAAAGCTTCCTGCAATGATTTTTGTGATCTAGTTCCATAGGCTTTCATAGCTGAAGCGTATGTAGTATCTACTAACGGAAGAAGCTCTCCATTTTCTCCACGTCTTACACCAGCAGTACGTCCATCTAATTCTGCTTGTATAAGCATATCATTAAATTCTTGCTTAACCTGATCGTCACCAATAGCTTTAGTCACATCAGAAAGTTTGTTCAATGAGTCACCTAAAGCAGAAAACCCACTCAAGTCAGGCATACCATTTGGTCTGATAAAAACTTGTCTACCCTGTGTTTTTTTATAAACCATAGTTATACCGTCCGTTTAATATTAGCACCCGGGCCTACCTGAGTGTCATAAATAGAGCCACCCATTTTAGCAAAAGCACTATAAGTTGCGGCTTGTCCTTTAGCTCTAGATGAAGCTGCACTTAATGAATATTTACGTCTTTCACTCATTCCCATCAATTTAATCGAAGATATATCAGCAAGAGCCATCCTCTCCTCATCAAGAGCCAGAGCTTCAGAAGATGCAGATGTACCTATGGAAACACCCCTGCCAGCCATTGTTGAATCTAAAGACGCTAATTGCATTCTTAGCTTTCGGTTACGCTCTACCTCTTGTTGACCAGCTTGTATCTCAGCGAGCTTACCCTGCTCCTCATAAGCTCGGGCTTGCATTTCAGCGGCTTTTCTTTGCTGTTGAACAGCCATCAAGCCAAGAAATACACTGGCTATTTGCATATTCATACCCATTAGACTTCAACCTCTAGCAATACACCATTTAAGCCAATAGGAAGTGGCTCATCCTGAGTAATAGTTAATGTACCCTCATTAGACCATCCAAGAAAATACAATTCTTTTCTAGCTGTTACTGGCGTTGGTTGTTGTGAAAAGTTATTTGTAACCCTTCTAATCAATAATTTTGTCCCTTTGGCTTTTACATCTAAAGTTTCATTTAGATCAAGAACAGCCCTGACAATTCTACGTTTTTGTCCAAAAGATAGTCCATCTTGGAGCTGAAACTCTGGAGCCAAAGTAGTAAGAGTAGGAACATAATTAAGGCCAATCTCTACAGAATCAACGGCATCGCTAACTGTTAAATTACCAGATCCATCTGTTGTATAAGAACCAAGGCTGTAATTACCAGATTTTACAAACACAGTCGTATTTGGCAAATGAGCAACTTGCCATGACTTAGTGGCACTTGAGTTAGTCGCTTTTTTAGCCATATCAAGATGAAATGTGTTATCAAGCAACTCAAGAGATGTAACTGTCGAGCTATTAATAGTTCTTTCTACAACACAATAAATCTTTCTATTTACATTAACTAAATTCTTATAATTGCCATTAGTAGTATAAAGAGTCCATCCTTGTAGCTTTTCTTTGCGAATAGAAGTAAAAACCGCAATATCGCCATCTGAATTTAGAGAAAATAAATAACTTTCTACTTGGTCAGATGCTTCTCGCTGCGAAACAATCTGCACAGGTGTACCCACCAAATGCTGTGACAATATAGTTATAGAGTCAGAATTATAAGCTTGGCTTACATCAGAATAGATAAACTCTCTAATCGCACCTTTAGACTTTGTGAGAAACACAACAGCACCATCGAACTCTATGGGGCCGACTTCTCCACTTCCAAATGATGTTTGTTTTTTAATAGCAATGGTAGATGGAGTTAATGGGCGGCTTTCTACAGTAGGGCAAAACAACTCTTGCTCAGATGTAAAAATAGTAAGATGTCTAAATGAAGCCATCGATTTGATTTCAGATACCTGATTTTCTGCAATCTGAACTTGTATCGATTCGTTATCTAAGCCAGTTCCCACATTAAAGTTAAAAAACTCTGCTGTCTTAGACATAAACAAATGGTTGGGAAGACTTTTACTGCCGCCAAAAATAAGCCTTTGATCGTGAAACATAACACTTCTGGCAAAACCTTTTCTTGTAGAAAAGACCTGTTCTTTCCAAGTTGTTCTTGCATTTGTGTTAGGAATAGAACCACTTAAAGTTCCAGTAATTGTTGTACCGTTTGTATGACCAGTAACATTAATATGAGTTATTCCGTTACCTGAGTCAGTGAACTCTATCTTTTCACCTACAAAAGCGGCTGTGAAAACACTTGAACTTGCTGTGAAAGTTTGTGAACCAGTACCAGTAGACGATGGTGTTATAGTAATAGATGGATCAGAGAACCTATGATAAGGCTGAAAAGTAAGATTATCGGCAGAATCAAAGGTGTAAGCAGATAATGTAAAGTTAGAAGCAGAGGTTCTAGTTAGTTTCTGCATAGCAAAATCAGGATGAACAATAATCATTGTGTCACCAGATTGAGCAACCTTTATTTCACCTATTTGTGATGTTACCCAGGGGCATGACGTAAGACTTTGGGTTATCGAGGTGAGGCTAGTAACATCAACAATATCCAACTTAGTATTACTAAATAGAAGGATGTACGATTCATCTTCGTCAAAAACATAAGACTCAGCTTGGTAAGGCACATTAGAAAGCGTTTGAAGATACTCAGTACCACCACGCCTAGTGATGCCACCCTGCGCCCGAAGCCTGAAATTGCGGAGCGTTTTAGCACCATTTTTATAAGCGTCTGTCTCTAGCCTAGATGACAAAAGAGGGGATACTTCCCCTGCCGTAAAGTTTGTATAAAATTGTCTTAGAAGTGCCATTCATACCTACTTACGTTTGAATTCTTTATATTTTAAGCCTTTTTGGATTGTTGCGTCACCTACTGCTTTAGGCCTCAAAATTTCAGCGGCAATACCGGCTGCTGTAAGTCTTCTAGCTTTGTTAATTCCCTCTACAAAGCCCCCAACAAAAGCCTTGCCCATTGTTCTTACATTTGATCCGTAAGCAGCCTTATAACCAGCTTTCATAACCTTTTTACTTAGACCATGACGTTTTGAGTGAGAATCATAAACCCTTTTGAACTTGCGCTCATCTGTTGGGTGAACAAACTCTGGAACATTTTTTATAGCTCTTAGCATTACTTTTTCAGAAAGCTTTTTTGTTGGAACTTTTAGACCTCGTTTTTTAGAACCCATATTTTTTGGCTTTTTATCTGCTAAATACATACCAACAGATACTCCACCAATAGTAGCCGCAACAGTACCTCTTGCTACATATTCTGGAATACGGTCTTTCGAGTATCCAAGACCATCTTTTGACTTTTTCTTTTTATCACTCATAGCATCAGGTTCCTTCTAAATGCTGGTAAATGCCATTACCTAATCTAACTCTATGGTAACGAGATGGTTTTAACCCTTGAGTTGTTACTTGCTGTGAATCTCTAGCTTTTGCTCTTCTAAATTGAGCTTCAGCTTGATCCGTATAGCTTTTGGCAATATCGCCCTTTCTCGTAACTGATAAAGCAAGAACAGAAGCCAACCTGAATATAGTCCACATAGTAAATGCAGGAGGCCAGTTTCTAACAACAGGTCGAAAGATATAATTAAGTACAACTGTATCTGTAGCATCAGCATTAATATAAATGTTGCTTTCATAAATATCATATTGCTGTGGAGCATCATCAATAGTGACAGTCTGTACCTGAACAACAGGTGGTGATGTTGGCATGGCATATGCAGCATCCCATCTATCAACAGGCACAGCCGTCAGTCTACTGAGTTCTTTTTGCCCTGTTGCAAAATTCCAATTATGCTGTGCAAGACAATCCTCAATGACATCTTCATATATTGTGTTAGCAACTAACGCTTCATCAGTTTGATCTGTAAAAGACGTTAAAGGCTCTAGTCCAACAAGAACCATAGCCTTCTGTGCTACCTCAATATCTGTGGATGGTGTAGTAGGCATCTAGTAACCTCTACCGCCCTTGCGTGGCTTTTTCTTCGCCATAAAAATCTCCTTTAGGAAGCTCTTTTCCCTAATGTTGCTCTAGCCCCAATCGTTACTACTCCATTACGTCTTTTCAGAGTTTTGGAGCCAGAAGGGGCAGCTTTCGCCGCCGCCTTCTTTTTTGCTGGTGCCTTAGCCATTAATCAGTATCCGAACCTGACAAGCT